AATCTGGCTACAATGTATCTGAATTTAGGAAAGATTACTTTACAAGAACAAACTTCCCAAGCACAGTTACATTCCCAACACTTCCTACCGAGAAAGATGCTTGGGTAACTGTATCTGGACTTAAAACTGACGGATCACCTTTTATGGGACGTAAAGCACAAAGAAATATGGTTGTTGAAGCAATGAAATCAACAATTGAATCAACCACTGCTCTAAGAGAAGAACAAAGAGAATTTAATCTTTTAGCTGCTCCAGGCTATCCAGAATTAATTACAAATTTAGAGACACTGAATTCTGATAGAAAAGAAACAGCATTTGTGGTTGGTGATACTCCGTTCAGACTTGAGCCAAACTCAACAGCAGTTACAAACTATGCTAACAATACAGCAGGTGCTACAGATAATGGTGAAGATGGACTTGTAACAACAAATTCATTCACAGGTGTTTATTATCCATCTGGTTTCACAACAGATCTTAATGGCGAATCAGTAGCGGTACCACCATCACACATGATGTTGAGAACAATCGCCTTTAATGATCAAGTTGCGTTTCCATGGTTTGCTCCAGCAGGTGTAAGACGAGGAGGAATAAGCAATGCTTCTTCAGTAGGCTTTATTAACTCAGAAGGAGAATTTGAATCAACAGCAGTAGCAGAGGGACTAAGAGACTCACTATACTCTGTTAACATTAATCCAATATCCTTCGTAACTGGATCAGGTCTAGTCGCTTTTGGGCAAAAAACTAGACAACTAACTCCTTCAGCACTAGATAGAGTAAATGTAGCTAGATTAGTAGCTTTTGCTAGATTGAATTTAGATAAAATTGCTAGACCATTTATATTTGAGCCAAACGACGCTTTGACAAGAAATGAAATTAAACAAGCAATTGAATCATTCTTGCTTGAACTAACAGCACAAAGAGCCTTAAATGACTTTGCTGTAGTTTGCGATGAGTCTAACAATACTCCAGCAAGAATAGATAGAAACGAACTTTATGTAGACGTTGCTATAGAACCTGTCAAAACAGTTGAATTTATCTTTATTCCAATCAGACTTAAAAACACAGGAGAAATAGCAGAACAAGGCCTTTAAAGGTACAAGTTCGTAAAAGGAGAAATGAATAGTAAATATTCGTACTAGGAGATAAAATAAAATGGCAATATCAACACTATCAAAATTTACAGTCCCACTAGCAAGTGATCAATCATCAGCATCACAAGGCTTGCTGATGCCAAAACTTCAATATCGCTTTAGGGTGGTACTTGAGAACTTTGGTGTGTCAACTCCTAGATCAGAACTTACTAAACAGGTTGTAGATGTAACTCGTCCTAACATTACATTTGATCAAATTACACTTGATGCTTACAATTCAAGAGTATACATGGCAGGTAAACATACATGGGATCCTATTACAATCAACGTCAGAGACGATGTAAACAATGAAGTTACTAAACTAGTTGGTGAACAGTTACAGAAACAATTTGATTTCTTCGAGCAATCATCAGCCGCATCAGGACAAGACTACAAGTTTACTGGTAGAATAGAAATGTTAGACGGTGGCAATGGTGCCAATACTCCAACAATATTAGAAACTTATGAAATCTTCGGCGCATATCTTGATAACGTTCAATATGGCACATTAGCATATGCTACTTCAGATCCTGTACAAATTACGATGTCAATTAGATACGATAATGCTATCCAGACACCAAGAGGCACTGGTATAGGTACAGCAGTGGCTAGAACAATATCAACAGCAGTAACTGGCGGCGGTATTTAATTTTTTCCACTTTTTTTAAAGCCATAAATATTACAAATGGCAAACTGGCGTAATAATTTTCTCAAACAACTAATTGGTGGAGACACAATGCGTGATTATCAACACGCGGCAAGACTCTACACTGATCAATTATTTAGACTATCGCCAAAAAATAAATTTTTGTATCATGTTGTATTTGATATAAATCCCCTAGCAACTGGTGTATCAATTAATCAGAATGAAAAATTAGAATTAGGAATGATTGTAAAAAGATGCGATTTACCGTCATATAATTTTAATGTTGAACAAAAAAATCAGTACAACTACAAGAATTATGTTCAGACTGGAATTCAATATCAGCCTGTAGCAATTGTACTGCATGATGATATGGGCGACGTGGCTACGGCTTTTTGGAAATCGTACTATCAACATTATATTGTTGACACAAATAGAATAGAAGGAGATTACAAACAAGCAACATTTAGTAACACAGGAAAATATAGTAGGTTTGGTTTAGATACAGGATTGAGCCAAAGATTTTTCAATAGTATTTCTATATTTCAATTAAGCAGAGGATTATTTACAGAATATAAAATGATGAATCCAATTGTTAATGATTGGGCAAACGGATCCATGGACCAAACTGATGGCGCTGGAGTAAATGAACATTCATTTTCAATCTCATATTCAGGAGTAAAGATGAGAAATGGTGAGGTTGGAGTTGATCCACAAGGATTTGCTACTTTCCATTATGACAAAACACCTTCTCCAAACGCTACAGGTGGTGATAGCATCTTTGGAGTGTTGGGCGGAATATCAAACACAGTAAGTTTACTCTCTCGAGGAAATCTTTTGGGAGCAGGATTATCGGCACTAACCACCTATGAAAAAATTAAATCAGGAGCAGCTGTCAAAGGCGCAAAAGAAGAAATCATAGGGGTAGTGAAAGATGCTGTCAAAGCTGGCGCTAATAATTTGGGTGCCACTTCAAAGCCAGGAGTTTCCTTTCCTAAAGACCTAAGAAAACAAAATGAAAATATTTTAATTAAAAAATCCAATATTGAAAAGTCTGAAAACAACAGTGAACAAATTACACTTAATTCAAAACAAGTTGGATATTATTTTGCTAGTAATGTAGAAGCAAAAACTAAGTTTGCCAAATATTACAATTTTAGAAAAGATGCTAATCTACAAATAAATGATGTTGAAACAGAATGGAATAAACTTACTGCTACAGAAAAAAACTCTTATATTGATTCAGCAACTTCATACGCAAAAGATTTAATCATTAATAAAGTTATCAACTACACAGTCGACAAAAAATTATTTGATCAAGTATTAGCATCGCCAATTGAAGAAATCACAACAAGTGTTAACCAAAATTTAAATACCAGCAATCGAGGTACAACTGTATCAAGTAGCACAGGATCGGGAGGCTATTCATACTAATGGCAAATCAAAACACAAATTCAATATTCAGTAACCAGGAAATTAAAAAAAGCAACTTAAAAGCGGATTTAGTAGAATTTTTGGATGCCATAGGACAAGAACGCATCGAACTGAATGCTAATGAATATGAAGCAACCAAGGCATTTTTTATAGACAGAGACTATGACGAAGCAAGTGCTGAAACAACAGCATATATTCTTATGATCCAAGCAAAAAAAGACAATGCTGATATAATGTCTGTATTAGACACCTTGCGGCCAGCAACGCCTGTTGTGATTTCACAACTTGTTACAGAGATATTAAACGCATATCGTTACAAAACATCCGTTCTTGGATATAAAAATGATAAAACAACATTAGGTAATGTTTCAAGAAATATTCAAGCATAATGAACAAATGGGCATCTGGTCTTTTCAAACCTAAAAACTCTGACAAATATATTGGAAAGAAGACCCCAAGATATCGATCCTCATGGGAATTTGCTTTTATGCGTTTTTGTGATAACAATCCTTCTGTCATGCAGTGGGCATCTGAATCAATTCAGATCCCTTACAGAAATCCTCTAACTGGAAAAAATACAATTTATGTGCCAGATTTTTTTTTAGTTTATCAAGATAAAACAGGAAAACGCATTGGAGAGCTAATAGAAGTAAAACCAAATAATCAAGCTAAATTTGAATCTGTAGGAAAAAATAAACAAAATCAGGCAGCTTACATTGTAAACAGAGCCAAATGGGAGGCAGCTAATAAATGGGCAAAAGGAAAAGGCATTCGCTTTCGCGTGATCACTGAAAGTGATATATTTAAATAGCACTATGTCCAAAGACGATATAGAAGTGGATACACGAGAACTGTATGAAGCAATGTTAAAAGCAATCAAACTAAGGGGCTACGGTAGACTAGCACGTAAACAAAAACATATTGCTAAACGTAAAGGCAAAATAGATTACAGGACAGGACGTCCAGGCAAAGCAAAATGACCAAAAAACTTGAAGATCTTTTTAATTTAGACCATAACGCAGATACGGCAGAGTCTATGCGTGATACTATTGAACTAGAACAAGATAGTAAAAATGACAAAGAAGCAAATGAATTGATACAACAAAAAATAGGACTTGACAAAATTGATAATGCTTTACCACAAGTGGATGGACTAGGAGAAGACAAAGAGATAGATCAATATGCCCAAGAATCGTTCCAAGCCTACAAAGATTTAATGGATCTAGGCATGAATATCGAACCACGATTAGCAGGTAGAATCATGGAAGTGGCATCATCTATGATGAGTAATGCCATCAATGCTAAAAATGTTAAAGTTGATAAAAAACTTAAAATGATTGAACTACAACTAAAAAAGATGAAACTAGACCAAAATTCTGATGATGAAGTCGCAGTTACAGGCACTGGTACCGTGGTGGCTGATAGAAATGAGTTGATTAAACAGATACTAGCATCAAAGGACAAAGATAAATAACACACTATGAAAACATTCAAAGAATATCTAGCAGAAGCAGTTAAGACTTATCAAGCACGTATTAAAATTGCTGGTGAGTTGCCTGAAAATTTTGAATCAAAATTAAAAACTATGATGACAAAATATGAAACAGTAAACTTTAAAAAAGTGGCAGCTACTCCTGTTCAAGAACATCCACATGAATTTCCAAGACTCAAAAATGTTGAGGTTACAATTTTCGATGTAGAAACAAATTATCCTATTGGATATCAACAGTTAGAGTCAGTGCTAAAAGATGATTTTGGTATTGTTGGCGATCATATAAGAGTCAAACACCCTACTGACCCAACAGAAGACAAACCAGAAGATAAAGAATATGAACCAAAACTAACAGATGCTGAATACAAAGATGACACAGCCACAGGCGAACCATTGTATGGCGATGAATACAACATGTCAATGTTTAAAGAATTGATGAAAATAAGACAAACAGACGGCAAGCCAGAAGGTGGCGGCAAAATTGTTACTCCAGAAGAAGAAAAAGAACCAATGACCATACATTCAAAAGGCGAAGGAATAGCAACAGGTTCTGGATCTTCACTCACTCGCCACTCAAAATAATTTTCCTTAAATAAAGTTATGGGACAAAGTTTACAAGGTAATCTCACCAAAAAGGCACACGCTAAAATAAAATTTACCGAAGATCAAATATTAGAACTTAACAAATGTATGGATGCCAAAACAGGTCCCTTGTACTTTTGTTCAAATTATTGTATGATACAGCACCCTACTAAAGGGTCAATAAAATTTAACATGTTCGAATACCAAAAGGGACTTATAGCAACCTATCATGACAACAGATTTGCTATTGCCATGTTGCCAAGACAAACAGGCAAGACAACTTGTGCCGCCGCCTATCTTGTATGGTATGCCATGTTTGTGCCTGACTCACAGATATTAATCGCCGCTCATAAGTTTACAGGTGCTCAAGATATCATGAACAGAGTAAGATATACATATGAAGCATTGCCAGATTTTTTGAGAGCCGGAGCTTATTCATACAATAGAAATACACTAGAGTTTGACAACGGCTCAAGAATTAAAGCAACTACCACAACAGAAAATACTGGTAGAGGTATGTCACTTTCTGTAATATATTGTGATGAGTTTGCGTTTGTTCAGCCTCCGTCGAAAGCGTCAGAGTTTTGGACTTCACTAGCGCCTACACTTGCCACAGGCGGTAAATGTATTATCACATCAACACCCAACTCCGATGAAGATCAATTTGCTTTAATTTGGAAGGACGCAAATAAAAAATTAGATGACTATGGCAATGAGATGCCTGTTGGAAAAAATGGATTTGCGGCCTTTAAAGCGTCCTGGCGTGAGCATCCAGAACGAACTGAAGAATGGGCAAAAGAAGAACGTGCTAGAATAGGTGAAGAAAGATTTAGACGAGAACATGATTGTGAATTTTTGATATATGATGAAACCTTAATAAAAGCGACTAGATTAGCTGACCTAGAAGGATGCGAACCTATAGAAAGACACGGGCATGTAAGGTGGTACAAAAAAATTGAGAAAAGCAAAGCATACATTGTGTCTTTAGATCCATCTCTTGGCACAGGAGGAGATTATGGAGCCATACAAGTATTCGAACTGCCTTCAATGATCCAAGTGGCAGAATGGCAACACAATTCTACTCCTATCCAAGGACAAATAAGATTATTGAAACAAATAATTGACCAAATAGCAGAGGATCTTAAGATAAAAGGCATTGTTCAGCCTGAAATATATTATTCAATTGAGAATAACACAATTGGCGAAGCAGGACTTGTGGCTATTTCTGACATAGGCGAAGAAAATATACCTGGACAATTTTTATCGGAAACAATTAAAAAAGGGCATGTAAGACGCTTCCGTAAAGGATACAACACAACACACAATTCAAAAATGTCTGCTTGTGCTAAACTTAAACAAATGCTTGAGAATGATTCTATGGTTGTAAATTCAAAAAATTTGATATCAGAACTAAAAAATTTTGTAGCAACTGGCAACTCATTCAAAGCAAAACCAGGCGAACATGATGACTTAGTGATT